TGTACTGGCCGGGGTGCGGGTCGCCCGAGCCGCCCACCGGGGCGATCGACTCTGCCACGCCCTTGATGACGCCGGCACGACGCCGCATCTCGTCGCGCATCATCTGAGAGCGCAGCAGCTGGCCGACGCCACGGTTGCTCATCCGGAACTTCGCTGGCACCGTGTCACCTCCTGAACCCACGAAAGGGGGGGCTCGTGATCCAAGTGGAATCCGTGGGCGGGCGGGTCACGTTCGACGGCCAGACGATCACCATCGAGCGCGTCAGCCGCATGGCCCGGTCTGTGGTCGGCGACCGGACGACCACCATTCCGATCGCCCACGTCAGTGCTGTCGAGTGGAAGCCACCCAAGTGGTCCGGTGCCGGTCACATTCGCTTCGCTGTCGCCGGCAGCCAAGCCGCCGCCGCGCCGACCCCACCCAACCGGGATCCCAACGCGGTGCTGTTCAGCAAACGCGACCGCGCCGCCTTCGAGAAGCTGCGCGACACGATCCAGGCCGCGATCAGCCCGTGACCCGGTCCGCAGCGAACTGCACCGGGCCGCGGGTTCCCGTGAACGGCGAACGCAGCCATTCACCAGGCTCGCCAGTGATCTCGCAGACCTCGCCACGGATCCGCACCCGGTCCGTGGTCCGCCACTCACTCCCGGACGGGGCGTAGACCGTATAGCCGGTGATGACGGTGTCGCGTGCCTGCTGCTCGGTACCGCCCACCTGGGGCGCCTCCTGGCGCGGCGTCACCACACAGCCCTTCACATCGACCGCTGACTCCGGCCCGTACATTGGCTGCCCGCGGTTGTCGCGCTGCGGCTTGCCGCCCGGATCAAGAAGCGGTTCACGACGCAACCGGGTCACGATCTCCCCGAACGGCCACGAGCCAGCCATCAGGGCCACCCCCAGCCCGGCTCATACTCCGGGCCGGCATACGGGTCCTCGTCCACAGGCCACGACCCCCACGGGGACGCGTCTGCAGGAGTGGGGTCGACGGTGAACGCCCCGCCCCGGCCAGCCAAAGACTTCAGGGCAGCCTTGTCAGACTTCGTCAGATACAGGCCGCCGCTTCCCTGCGGCCGCTGCACCGACATCGGGCCGATCGTCTCGTAAGACACCTGCTGCGGGTTCACGTAAGCGCGAGAAGCCACCGACAACACCACAGCAGTCGCCTGCTCCGGGAGCGGCTTCACCACCGACTCACACAGAGCAACCGCCTGCCGGATGAGTAGATCCGCTCGATCCCCACTGATCTCATCCATGCCGAGGTAGAGGGCGAGATCCTCCGCTGTCGGAGCGGTGAACGCCATGCTCGCCTCCTAGCTGAGGGCCTCCACGGCACCGCACCACGCCGCGAGTTCCGCTGCCGGGTCGAGCTCCGCAGACCGGGCACGCGCGCGCTTCGCCGCCAGCCGATACTCCGCTGCCGTCTTCAGGCGCCGCAGCACCGCCTCGTAGCCGTCCACGTCGCTCCGATCGACGAAGATCCCGGCCTCGCCGAGCGACTCGCACAGGCCCTCGGTGGGGTGAGCGACGACCGGAATGCCAGACGCGAGCGCTTCGACGCCGACACGGCCCCACGACTCGTAGGACGACGGCATCAGCAGCACCCGGGTACGGGCATACACCCGCTCCCGCATCTGAGCGCCGTCGAGGTGCTCCAGCACCTCGACGTTCGGCAGATCCGGAAGCACCTGCTGGCCATAAGCGCCCGTCACCGCCAGGAACTGGGTGTCGGTCATACGGCGGGCCAGTTTCTCCAGCAGATGCCCGCCCTTCTCCGGATTGCAGTTGATCAGCGTGACCGCCTTGCCAGGCTTCGCCGCATATTCCTCGGCGAACACCGGCGGCCGAACGATCAGCGACTGCGCGGGCCGGATGCCCTTCGGGTACTCGGCGAAGAACAGCTCCGCCTCGCGCTCCATCCACCGCGAGTTGTACACCGCCAGCGCCGTCCCGCCAGCGGCGATGTCCCGGAAGCTGGGCCGATGCGTGTTGTGGCACACCACCACCAGCGGCCGGCCGTAACCGCGGGCCAGAGACGCCGTCGACGGCACGCACTCCAGATGCGACAGCAGCACATCGGCCCTGCGGACCGCTGACGGAAAGTCCAGACGAGCCTGAAGGGGCACCACCTGGATGCCCCGGTACTCGTACACGTCGCTCGCCTTGCCGTAGCGCGACAGCCACACCTGCACGTCGTGGCCACGCTCCACCAGGGGACGCAGCATCGACACCAGCATGTGCTCCGCCCCAGCGTTGTGCTCCGGCGGCATCGCATGCACACGGGCCACGATCCGCAGCGGACGCGCTGTCCCGCCCGGCGCGGAAGCCGAGACAGCCCCACCCATCAGGAGCCCGACGGGGTGCCGGTGTACTTCACGAACGCCTGCGCGTCGCCCTGCACGTAGCCGTAGAACGCCTCCGCGAGCAACAGCACCAGGTTCTCCTGGAACGCCGAGTGCACGCCGCCCTCCTCGTCGATGTACGTGGCCTCCTTCGAGATCCGCACGGTGATGTCCATGCCGACGCCGTAGGCGGCCTGCGACCAGTCGCCGCCGATCGCCCGCAGGCCGGTGTCCGTCGACGCCGACTGGCGGCGGTTCTTGCCCGACACCGACCGGGAGTAGGCCAGCGGCTCACCGATCAGCGTGCCCGCCGCCGCCTGCTGGTTCCCCGGCTGCGTGGTGTCCACCAGGATCGGCCGCCCCGTGGTGTCCGTCGCCGTCAGCAGCAGCGGCTTCAGCCGGTGGTCCGCGATCGTGCCGGTGTAGTCCCAGTCGTCGTCGACGACCTCGGCCATGCCGTCGACGAAGTCCTTCCAGATCCCGCCGGTCGCCTGGGAGGCGGTGCCGAGCGCCACCGAGTTGCTGGTGGCCGCCAGGTAGTCGGTGAACGGGCCGGTCGCGCCGCGCATGGTCTTGCCATGGATGGCTGCCATGTCGAAGGCGCGGGCGAACGCGGTCGGCAGGTCGCGCTGCAACTGCTCGTACAGCCCACCCGCGTTCGTCATCGCGACCTCTTCCGAGACCGGGATGAGGACGGCGAGCTTCTTCGCGGTCATGGACTTCACGTCCACCCCGCCGGATGACAGGGGCTTCTTCTGCGCCGATCCGACCCAGTCGGCCGTCGGCACATCCATCGGGATCGGGATGCTCGTGGTCGCGTCGATCGCCAGCGGCGCCGGCCGCGCCAGCGCCATCACCGCGCTCGCCTCCACCGACTTCTCGAAGATCGGCGCCGTGATCGTGCGCGGCAGCAGCGACGCATTGACGTCACTGAGCTTCAGGGGGGCGGTGACCGCCATGATGTCCTACCGTTTCTTCGCAGCTCAGCGCGTGAACTGCGACTTCAGCCACCCCGAGAACTCGTCCTCCGGGGTGAGGGTCCTTGTCTGCTTGGCGCCGGACGCCTGAGTGCGGTCCGGTGCGGGGCGCCGCGGGCCCTCCTGGGGCTGGGGCTTCGCCCAGTGCGGCTTGCGCTCCAAAAGCGCCTGAAGATCCGCCTCGATGGCGGTCTCGTCGATCGAGCCCGACTCGTCGATGTACGAGGGCAGATCGAGCTGGCCAACCGCGTCCTCCGGGTCGGTGAACGCGGCACGCTCCCCCACTTGCGTGCCGGCCAGAGCCTGCACGCGAGCCTCGACGAGGCTCTTGCGGGTTGCGGCGATCTGCTCGTTCGCCCGGGTCAACTGGTCGTTGAGGCGCTCAGACTCCGACTTCTCGGAGTCCTTGATGCGCTGCAGCTCGGCGGCCTTCGGCTCCAGCTCCTTCAGGCGCTTGCGGAGGTTCGCGGCCTCCGAGTTCGCCTTGCGGATCTTCGCCTCGGCCTGCTTGCGGTCGAACGGCTTCTCCTCCGCCTCGATGGCCGCCTCCTGGGCGCCCTCCACGGCCTCGGTGCCGCCCTCATCGTCGGTGGCCGCCTCCTCGACGGCCTCCTCGGCCTCAACGGGCTGCTGCTCGGTGGTCTCGGTCTCTTCGGGCATGACGAAACGGCCCTCCAGGGGCGATGAAATGACGAAAGCCGCCACCAGGGCGGCCCGGAACAGGTGAGCGCGGCTGTCAGCCGTGCTCGGCGACCGCCTGCCGGAACCGACGCAGCTGATCACCCGAGTAAGGCGCGGCGTACTCCCGGTACAGCCGCTCCCACTCCTTCGCGTGGTCGGACAACTCGAACCGCTGCCCCTTCCAGACGGGAACCAGGGCGCAGTGGCAGTTGTCGTGGAACTTCACGACACTGGCGTCGCCCGCGAAGCGGCTGTTGGCTTCGCGTCCCGCCGCCTCGGCAGTCTTGAAGACCATCCCTCGGGTGGCCATGAGCTTGCAGAAAGCGCAGGCACCCAACGCCGCAGCCCGGGCGTATCCGACGGCGACGCGGTCCCGGCGCACCGCTTCCCGGACTGTGCCGCGCCCCTGGTCCGTCACCAACTTCTGGGCGACAGCCTCAGCCTTCTTCTCCGCTGCGGCCAGGCGCTGCTCGATCGGCAGCTTCTGCGCATCCGTGGTCTTCGGGTCCTCCGGATCCCTGGGCCACAGATCCTTCGTCGCCCACCGCAGGCTGTTCTCCACCTGCTCGGCCGGCGGCGGATCCAGCAGTGGCACCGTGAACCGGCCCGTCACCTTCGCGGCGACCCGCTGGGCGTCGTAGTAGTCAGCCGCCAGCGACGCCGAAGCGTTGCCGTACTCGCCGACCAGCGCGTGCACCGCCTCGATCCAGTCCGGGACCGTGGCCTGCAGCCGCGACGGCACGATCAGCCTGCGCAGGCGGCCCATGTCCCGCAGCAGCAGCCGGGTAATGCCCCGCTGGGCGGTGCGCTGCCGGTCCGCCGCCGCGCCGTCAGTAACCTGTGCCGCCATCGCCCGGACCCGTCATCGCATCAGGCGCGGCCTGGCCGCCGGATCCCGGACTTGGCTGGGCGTCCAGGCCGGCGCCGAGTTGCGCCAGCCGATCCAGCACCGAGCCGCCCACCGCCCGACGGCGGTCCGCGCGCACCCGCTGCCGCTGGCTCTCAGTCAGCCCCGCCAGTTCCAACGTCACGTCGGACTCGGCCGGGAGAATGCCTGCCTGAACCAGCTTCACCGCGGCGTCCGTCTGGGCGGCCAGAGTCGGTGTCGCCGGGTTCCGCCACACCGTCTCTATCCGGCGCGACTTCTCCGGCGGCTCACCGTCCCGCACCCACAGAGCCAGGCGCATCGCCTGCTGCCAGGCTGCCCCGAACCGGCGGATACGCCGCTCCGAGCGCTTCACCAGCTTCGCCTCCGTGGAACGGATCGCGTCGGCGCTGGCGGGGTTGTCGGTGGTGTATCCCAGCATGTGCGGTGGCAGCCCGAACTGCGACGACATGATCCGCGCGTACAGGTCGATGATCTTCGTCTGTCCGGACGGGTCGTGCGCGGGGAACTGGCCGACGTCCGGAACGTTGCCGTCCTCGTCCCGCTCCAACGCGAGCACGCGACCGATGTACGTCTCCCACGCGCTCTTGGCGTTGCCCTCCGCGTCCTGGAACGCACTCTCGGAAGCGCCAAGGATGTACCGCTGCGGCGCCCCGAAGAACTCGGCCGCGACCTCGATGCCCATCAGCCGACGGCACGCCGCATCCGTGATGCTCATGACGTCCTGGGTGATCTCGCTCTTGCCCACCCGATCAGCAGTCCGCTGGCGGTTCGCCAGCCGCACCACCGGCACCACGCCCAGGTTGTGAATGTCCCGGTCCACGACCTCCCAGCCGCCCGACGCCGTAGGCAGCGCCTGCACCGTCTGATCCGGCAGGTACAGCACGATCATCCGGTCTTCGGGCGTCGTCTCCAGCAGGT